GCGATTGTGCAATTCCAGTCGCAAGCCTACAAGGAATTGATGCCTGCCGAAGGTCCTGTTCGCACGCAAGTGCTGGGCAAAGAGACTATTGAGAAGATGCAGCAAGCCGAGCGCGTGCGTGATTTCATGAATTACCAGATCACGACGGTAATGGAAGAATACACCCCGGAGATGGATCAAGCGCTTTTCTACCTTGGGTATGGCGGTTCGGTGTTCAAGAAGGTGTATTACGACTACCATCTTGAACGGATGGTGAGCAAGTTGGTGTTGCCGGATGACCTGTACATCCCATACAGCGGCTCGAGTGTCATGAGCCAGTGCTCCCGTATTACGCACCGCATTGCAATGAGCGAGAATGACTATCGCAGGCGCGTATACAGCGGTGAATATCTTGATTTAGACCTCAAACCAAGCGCGCAACCAGCTATTCCGGACCAAATTGGCAACACCGTCGACAAGATTTCGGGTATTTTGCCCTCCAGCGAGACAGAAGAGCTGTTTTTCCTTGAGTTTCAGGTGGATTGGGACCTTCCGGGGTTTGAAGACACTGACGATTCGGGTGAAATGACGGGAATCAAGCTCCCGTATGTGATTACCATTGAAGAAAGTCAAAACAGGGTTGTTTCTGTGCGCAGAAACTGGGACCCGGAGGACGTTAAGAAGCGTCGTAAGCAATATTTTGTTCATTACACGTTGATTGAGGGCCTTGGTGCGTATGGCTTGGGTTTTGTTCACCTGATTGGGGGCCTTTCGCGGTCCGCGACCAGTGCTTTGCGTCAATTGATTGATGCGGGCACGCTGGCCAACCTGCCTGCGGGGTTTAAAGCCAAAGGCGCGCGTATCATGAACGACGATGTGCCCTTGCAACCCGGCGAATGGCGGGACATGGACGCAGGCGGTGCTGAACTTACGAGCCAAATGCTGCCGTTACCCTACAAAGAGCCGAGCCAGACGTTGTTTCAGCTGCTGGGGTTCTGTGTAGAGGCAGGCCAGCGGTTAGCGAACACGGCGGACATGGCCGTGGGCGATGGAAACCAATACGCGGCGGTTGGGACGACCATTGCGTTGATGGAACGTGGGTCGATGGTGATGTCTTCAATTCACAAACGTCTGCATTACGCACAAAAACAAGAATTTAAGATGTTAGCGGCTGGATTCGGGGAGTTTTTGCCCGACGAATACCCGTATGACGTGCCGGGAGCATCAAGGACTGTTAAGAAAAAAGATTTTGACCAGATGATAGCGGTGTTGCCTGTTGCTGACCCGAATATCTTTTCTTCAGCGCAACGCGTGACCTTGGCCCAGACGCAGTTACAGCTGGCGCAAAGCGCGCCGCAGATGCATGACATGTATCAGGCTTTTCACCGCATGTATTCGGCGTTGAATGTGCGTGATATTGACGCAATTCTAAAGCCGCAAAACGTCCAGCACCCGAAAGACCCTGCAACAGAAAACTCCGAAGTGCTGGAAGGGGCTCCGTTGAAAGCGTTTGCTGGTCAACAGCATGACGCGCACACCGTAGCGCACCTGATGCAGGGTTTTTCGCCCATGTTGCAGGCTAACCCGGCTGCGGCCGTAAGCCTACAACAACACATTTTGGAACACATGCGGTTAAAGGCAGAAGAGCAAACCGAAGCAGAGTTGTTCTTGCAATACGGGAAGGATCCCAAAGATTTGGTTTCTTCAATACAAAAAGAAGGCATGATTGCGCTGAAGATTGCTCAATACATGCAGGATATTAAAGAACTTCAGACCAAGTTGCAGGGTGACCAGAGTGACCCGTTGGTCTCGTTGAAAGAGAAGGAACTTGGGATTACTGAAGCATCTAATAAGGCGGATGAAGCGTTGGAAAAGCAAAAACTTACAATGGATGGGCAAGAAGAACAAGCCAAAATTGTTTCACAAGAAAAAATCGCAATGTTGCGGGCGCAACCCGCTTTTAGAGGAAATCCAAATGCCACTCAAAACAGGCAGTAGCCGTAAAGTAGTTAGCTCCAACATTAAGGAGCTTGTCGGCACGTATAAAGACAAAGGCCGAATTGGGTCAAGCAGACCAACCAGCAAAACCGCTGCAATCAAACAGGCTATTGCTATTTCCTTGAACAAATCACGGGACGACAAACGCATGGCGGCGGGGGGTGCTATTGAGGTGCGTCGTAATCAGGCTTACGAGCAGGGGCGTAAGAACTTTATAAGCAGCCCTCCGGACAAAACAGGAACATCGATTACGACCCGTAAACAAATTTCCGCTATTCGTAAAAAAGGAGGTTCCGTAACATACAAAAAAGATGGTAAGCTGCCGGTTGGTGTGTACTAACTAACAAAGATAAGGCCACCAGACGGGGCCGTTAACCTGTCTGCTGCTACATGGGATTAACCATGCTCGAGTTTTCAGAAGCTCTGTTAAAAGAAATTCGTCGCTTGCAACAGGACGCAGAAAGCCTTGTACTAAACGGTTCCGTTTCCAATATGGAAAAGTATCGCTTTCTGATGGGCAGACTTGAGGGCCTTAGATTTGCCGAGCAAGCCGTAAAGGACTTGCTTTCCAAAAACAAGGAAGATTTTTAACCCTAAAGGAACCCTATGAGTGAGCCCGTAACCTTGACCGCTTTGGAAAAACAGTGGAAAGAGGAGAAAGAAAAGAAAGAACCGGAATTGGCCGATAGTTATGCTGATTCGGGGGTATTAGACCCCAAGGTTTTGCATGAAAAAGTCCGGGGTCGTGTCCCACAACCTACAGGTTGGCGGATAACGGTTCTCCCCTACATGGGGAAGGAGAAAAGCAAGGGTGGAATTGCCCTTTCGGACCAAACACGGCAGCTTAACCAGCTGACTACCAGTTGTGGCTACGTCCTGAAAATGGGTGATTTAGCCTATGCCGATCAGTCTAAATACCCTAACGGTCCTTGGTGCAAAGAAGGCGATTGGGTTATTTTTGCCCGTTACGGTGGGTCAAGGCTGAATATCGATGGTGGCGAAATCCGTGTTTTGAATGACGATGAGATTCTGGCGGTAGTTAACGACCCAGAAGACATCCTCCACATGTAAGGCCTATATGACTATTGAAACCGAAAACACAGCACTGGATTTGAAGCTAGGGGATGACGAGAAGGCGGTTACTATAAATCTGGAGGAAACCCCACCGGATTCTTCAAACCGCCCTACCGCACTGCAATCTCCAACGGTCGTAGCAGAATCCCCCCAAAAGCGCAAAAAAACGGACGAGCTAGAGGATTATAGCGAAAACGTCAAAAAGCGCATTGATAAGCTGACTTCTCGTCTCCGGGAGACGGAACGACGCGAGCAGGCGGCAATGGAATACGCCCAAGGAGTGCAGCGGCAGGCACAAGAGCTTGAAACTCGCTTGCTTCACACCGACAACGGTCGCCTTTCCGAAGCTAAAACGCGGTCTGAAACCCAGACGATTGCTTTAAAGCAGATCATCCGCAAGGCCCGTGAAGAGGGTGATATTGACACGGAAACGGAGGCTCATGGGCGTTTGACCGCGCTGATGTTCGAGCAGCGGTCCATGACTGAACAGGCGCAGGCTTTGCAGCAGGCGCATCAAATGCAACAAGCGCGACAGACGCAGCAAGCGCAGCAAGCGCAACGTTCCCCTGCCAAGCCCGACCCCCGGGCAGAGGAATGGGCGGGGAAAAACTTGTGGTTTGGTCAAGACACGGTAATGACCCATGCGGCTTGGGGGATTCACCGTCAATTAATTGAGAACGAAGGGTTTGACGCCGCCTCAGATGAGTATTATGATGAGCTTGACAGGCGCGTTGCTGATACTTTTCCCAACAGGGCAAGGCGAGAAACAACGCAAACTGTTGAAACCAGAGTGCAACGTCCCGTGCAAGCGGTTGCACCTGCTACCCGGTCTTCCGGGGTCAATACCGCACGCCGCTCCGTTCGGCTTTCACCGAGTCAGGTAGCGATTGCCAAAAAACTTGGCGTTCCTCTCGAGGAATATGCCAAATATGTGAAGGATTAAATTATGGATAAGACACAAGTACCTTCCTTAGATCGCAGTGCTCGCACGTCGGATAGCCGTGAGAAAACCGCGCGTCGTCGTCCA